ATCACGTGACACACAGATATCACGTCCTGTAAATTCTTTATCTCTATATTCTACACCCAAGATACGTACATCAAGAGGTAAAGTGAGTAAGATATCTTCAAGATCTTTTTCTGTATTATAAACCACAATCTCATCTACATAGCGTGTTGCCGCTAATTGAATCTGTCGTTCTACGATACTTTGTATTGGTGCGTTCTTCTCTGGGCGGTCCCAGCTGGCATTGTTTTGTAAACCAGCAATAAGATAATCACAGTGATTACGAGCTTCACTTAACATGGCAATATGACCTGCATGTAACATGTCAAATTGGCTAGCTGTAAATCCTATGCGTAGGCCTTGTGATTTTAATTCCTGTACTTTATTGAAAATCATTCTGCTGGTTCTAATTTGATCTGTAAAGGAAATCCATTGTTGCGAGCAAGTTGAGTGACTTCTACACCTTTTTGTTCTGCCATTTCATATGGTAATATTGCGGCAGTACCTGCACCTTCTTCATGTATTTTAAGAGTAACAGCTTCGGCTGTTTCTGGACTGTGATTAAAGATGGTTACTAATGTTTCAACAACAAACTCCATGGTTGTGACACTGTCATTAATATAGATAACACGATACAATGGAGGTTCAGTTAAATTAAGATTAGGAGTAGGTTTTACTCTGGTAACTGCCTTGGTACCCATAATTTCCTTTTCGAATGTTTTTGACATAATTAGATTCTTTCTAATAGCGGGGTAAGTTTTCTTACCCCTTAACTATTATTATACTATCTTTGTTTTTAAATTGCAATTATTTTTGGAAAGTAATTGCAATTTTCTTAGGCTTAGCTGACTCTGGAACGATATGTTCTAAGGTAACAGTTAAGATACCATTTTTAACACTAGCACCTTTGACTTCTACGTTGTCTGCAAGAGCAAATGTACGTTCAAAGTCACGACCAGCAATACCTGGATGTAGATACTGTTGTTCTACTTTGTTTTCTTTGTTGACAGCGCCAGTAACAACTAGTTCGTTGTTGACGATTTCAACATCCAACTCACTTTCATCAAAGCCTGCGACAGCTACTTCAATCTTCCAGATAGTTTCGCTTTCTTTGATAATGTTGTAAGGTGGATAGTTACTGGCATTCAATGTGCCAGCTGTACGGCTGAGCTCATCAAACATGCGGTCAAATCCAACTGCAAATCTTTGGATACTTGGAATATCCAAACTGTTAATATATACTTGTTTCATAGCTTATTCTCCTTATATAAAGCAAGATTAAATCAAGGACCCTTATTCGGCATCCTTTTTAACTTCAGTAAACTCAGCATCAACTACATCGCTGGGTTTTTCTGAATTCTGTTCAGCACCAGGTTGAACTTCTGCTTCAGGTGTTGGTTGTTTTAATGCCACACTAGCTTGGATTAACTTGCCAACTGCTTCTTGTATTTTAGCAACATCCTCAGCTTTAACTGCTTCTTCAACGGCCTTGACAGCATCTTCAACTTGTGTACGAATTTCTTCTGTAACAGATTTAGATTCTGTTAGTTCTTTACGAGCATCATGAATATGTGCATCAGCTACGTTCTTTGCTTCAACTATTTCACGAGCTTTTTTATCTGATTCAGCATTAGCTTCTGCATCTTGAACCATTTTCTCAATTTCTTCATCTGTCAGACCTGAGTTAGCTTTGATAGTGATCTTGTTTTCTTTGCTTGTTTTTTTATCTTTGGCACTTACTTTTAAAATACCGTTAGCGTCGATGTCCAGAGTAATTTCAATTTGTGGATCACCGCGACGTGCTGGTTCAATACCTTCTAAGTTAAACTGTCCAAGTACTTTGTTGTCTCGAACAAACTCGCGCTCACCTTGTGCGATAATAACTGTTACTGCTGGTTGATTATCATCTGCTGTTGAGAATGTTTGGCTTGCCTTGGTAGGAATAGTAGTATTCTTTTTAATAAGTTTAGTCATAACACCACCAAGTGTTTCAATACCTAGTGATAGCGGAGTAACGTCTAATAGTAATACATCAGTCTTGTCACCACCTAGCACAGCACCTTGAATAGCAGCACCTACAGCAACAGCTTCATCCGGGTTAACGTCTTTACGTGGAGCCTTGCCAAAAAGTCGTTCAACTTCTTCCTGTACCTTAGGCATACGTGTTTGACCACCAACTAAGATAACGTCATCGATAGCACTTACATCAATGCCTGCATCTTTAATAGCAGTCTTACATGGGGCAATACTACGTTGGATTAGTTCGTCAACCAAACTTTCAAACTTAGCACGAGTAATTTTAACATCTAAGTGTTTTGGACCACTAGCATCAGCAGTAATGTAAGGTAAACTTACTGTTGTCTGAGTTGAACTTGATAGTTCAATCTTAGCTTTTTCAGCCGCATCTTTCAAACGTTGTAATGCTAGAATGTCTTTGCTTAGATCAACCCCCGACTCTTTCATAAACTCGTCTATGATGTAGTCCATTAGGCGTTGGTCAAAGTCTTCACCGCCAAGGAATGTGTCACCATTGGTAGCTAATACTTCAAATTGTTTTTCACCGTCTATGTTGATAATGTCGATGATTGAAATATCAAATGTACCACCACCTAGATCGTATACAGCAATCTTTTTATCTTTCTTATCAGCTTTGTCCATACCAAACGCCAGCGCAGCCGCAGTAGGTTCATTGATGATACGTAGAACTTCTAAGCCTGCAATGGTACCAGCGTCTTTAGTTGCTTGGCGTTGACTATCATTGAAGTAAGCAGGTACTGTGATAACTGCTTGGGTTACTTCATAACCCAAATAGTCTTCAGCTGTTTTTTTCATTTTTCTTAAAACTTCAGCTGAAATTTGTGGAGGTGCTAGTTTTTCTTCTTTAATTTTAACCCAGGCATCACCATTGTCATTTTTGATAATTTCATAGGGCATTAGGTTGATGTCTTTCTGTACTTCTTTCTCATCAAACTTACGTCCAATAAGACGCTTACTTGCGTAGATTGTATTCTTTGGATTAGTTACTGCTTGACGTTTAGCTGGTGCGCCAACTAGGATTTCATCGCCATAGGCAACGACGCTAGGTGTAGTACGAGCACCTTCATTATTTTCAATTACTTTGGGTTTGTTGTTTTCTAGGATAGCCACGCAACTATTTGTAGTTCCGAGGTCTATACCGATGATCTTAGACATATAGTTTCTCCTTTAATTAAGCAAGATCTAAATATAGAGCCCCTAAGGCACTCTATACAATTATTTATTTCTATTACAGTTTATTATATACTAGTATAACTTCTTGGGCAACTGTTGGCTCTGTAGTTTCTTTTTCCAACGGTTTTTGGCTGCGGCTGCTTTGCGTTTACGTTCTGTGGTAGGTTTTTCGTAATGATCACGAGCACGCATATCTAATAATAGACCGCTGTCCTGTATCTTTTTCTTAAACTTACGCATAGCCTGTTCAACGTTGTCGTTCTTAACGTAAACAGTGCTGCCTTTCAATGAATTTTCAAATGCCATTAATACCTTTCCTTGAATATAATAGTATATTATTTATGATATTATACAGTAATTTCGACAGTTTTGTCAACTAATTTGGTAAAGTAACCATATGGAGTTTGATACTCTAGTCCCTTACCATATCTGATGTTAGTATCTTCTGGCTTGATCGTTACTTGACTACTGCTATCAATCAGCACATGATCACAATCTTTGGTAACATGATTTAACCATTCTAAATCATACGATGCACCGTCATATAGATAGACATCAAAATCAGAATCTGTCTTTTGCAAGAATTCTGTTAACACAATAAAGTCCGCTGGTTTGATGTCGATGATCAACGCTGTATAACGTGTTTTTTCTACTGTACTAGGATATGTTATAAATCTACTGTTTTGATTGCTCATTTAAATACTCCTTGATTTGTTCACTTTCGCTGTCAGTGAGTAGCTCAACATCATATTCACCACTGTCAATTTTTTCTACTAGATGTTGTATGTATGCACGATCGTAGGCAAAACTATCAGTCTTGGTTTTGTCTACTTCGATCCATTTCTTTTCATTCCATTTGAACAGTTTACTAGGTAACATGTCTACACGTAAGAACATATCACCTTTAGCGGGATTTACAGGAAAACTAGTTCCAAACCCTGCGTTTACTGGGGTGGCATTTTCAGCACCAATACTGAAATCTGGTATTACTACTTGATTAGGATTTTCATGTATAACCACAGCTTTAGGTACGGGATTAATAGGTTCCTCATCTGTAGCAGGTGCCTGGCGACCTCGTATTGGTGGAGGATCAGCATGTGGAATATCAGCAGTTGGTAATTCTATTACGGACTGCGGTGGTTCAACAGGTCGTTCAATGTAGACTTCACGGATGACTTCTACGGGTCTGTCAACAAATACTTCTTTGACGACTTCTACAGGAACTTCTTTGATGACTTCCTGTATTACGATTTTTTCTTCAGGGGGTCTTTGATCCAGCTCACGAACTTTTTTTTTAGGTTTTCAGCCGTAGCTTTAACTGCCTCTAGTTCTCGTGTGAGTGTAGCATTTTTAACTTCAGCTTCATCGATCAATCGCTGTGCCTGTGTCTCTTCACCTTCCAATACTGGAATATTTAATGATTTAAGAAATTCAGCCGCATCCATTCCATCTAAATTTTGTGGAACTCCTGATTGCTCTTTTACCTTGTCTAACTGTTCATCAGTCAATGGTTCGATGTCGTGCCAAGGATCTTCTGTAGTTGGAATCCAAGTTTGTTTCCAACCTTTGCGTTTATCTTCTCTATGCCAAGCAAAGGTCTGATCAGCGGCTAAGATTAAAACCAACGCTAAAGGATCAAATACTAGAACGATTAAGATGATAACCCAACGGACAGCATGTTCTAATAGATTGGCATCTGGATTGTCACCGTAGATTAGTGCGGCGATATATTTAATAGGACCAACTTCTGCTTCTACTTTACGTGCTTGGCTAGCGATAGGTGCACGTTGTTCTTGTAGTGAACTAATCTTTTTCTGTGCGGAGGATATTTCGTTTTGAAGATTGTTTCTTTCTTTGGCCTGTGTTCTACGGATTTGGACTGCACGTTCTGCTCCCCGATCATCTGTTGTTCTGCTTAACTTCTCATCAACCTGTGCGTCCATTTGCTTTAGGGCTTTTCTTGCGGCTTCGATATTGTCACGTTCAGTCTTGATCTTGTCATCAAATATCTGCACCTGACTGCTGATGTCACCAGCCGGCACTGCTTGATCCAAATGTGCTTTGCTTAGGAATCCAAAGATGCCCATACTTGTGATTAGCATCAAGATACCAATGGCTGGGACTAGATATAGTTTGAACTGGACTGCGACACGATCCCAATACTTGTGTAGCCAGACAGTGGTGATAACTTTACCAAGTTCAAGCACACTGCCCATGATAACGATGGGCCAAAATGCCGCGGCGAATATAGCAGTAAGTCCAGCGATGCTGTAGAAAGCGGCTGTTAAGGATATTGTCAAAGCGACTGCTAGTAATAGGTAACCAAAGATCATAGTTAATTATTTATTGAGTTGTATTTGATAGTTTAACATGGTAGTTTATAATAGTCAAGAGTTTTGATTAAGTGTTGATATTATCTTATGTAATCTCTTGCCAGCCTATTTGCGCTAGCACGTCTGCGTTGTTTGATGTTGCTGCCATAGCCAGTGTGACTATATCGCTAACCCCTGCTAAGGTTCTGCCTAACTGAAAGGCAAACACATCTGCCCCCAGTTCGGAAAGTTCTCTACTGCTGACATAGCCAGCCTGTAGTTCTATTCCACCTGATAAGGCAGTAGCAGCTGTGTCATATTCGACGGTTCCCGAAGTACTGGTTCCGGCCCAATCAGCACCAGTTAAGGTAGGGTTCAACACTAATTTCCAACGATAGTAGTTTACAGTGGGACTGAGAACATCAACCTGTCTCGGCAACACAATAGCATCCAATCTCGTGCTATCCAATCTAATACTGACTACGGGATAATATGTTCCTGCCGAAGATAGTCTCAATACTGAAGTACCTCGTCCTGCGGTCTCGCTGTAGGTAAAGGCATTGTATCCCCCTTCACTGATAACTGTAGAACAGATTTGACGCATCATACTCGTTCCAGCAGTGGCTGCTGTATTTGTTATCTCATACCGTACAGGCAATGTTGCAGTGGTCATATATGTAGTGGTATTGCCTATAATGTTAGCATGATGAAACGTATGACACAGCACGTAAGCACCATTAATAACAAATCCGCAACGAACAGACCCTACACCCAACCATTCTACATCTATCCAAAAAATCTGTGTTCTG